GAGCACAAGCTGCTGACTCTACACCCACAACACGAATAGTTCCAGGATATGGGAGAGCTTATTAATGAAAGCAAACTCAAATAGAGAACGAGGAAAAAAACCACATAGAGCACCTTATACTAAATTTTCAAGTGGTAGATATGGAAAAACTATATCAGATAGAAGTGGATTAGAATTTCCTCATAATGAAATGTTATTTGAATGGAATGGTCTATTTGTACATGATTCTGAATACGAACCAAAACATCCACAACTTGATTTAACTTATTTTACTGATGCTGAAACTTTAGAAAATGCACGTTTAAATGTCCCAAATTCACTCATAGGTGGTGTTCCAGATCAGATTCAGACTATATACCCTAATACATCAGGAGCTGTATTAGCTGTTGGAGTTGCACAAGCTACAACAAATTTGTTAACAACATCTCTAGGAAGTGTTATTGTTAACACTCCATGAGCGATGAATTAAATAAAAAAAAATATGGAGTTGTAATAGCAACTCCTTGTTACGGCGGAATGTTAAATGAAGGTTATCTTCATGGAATTCTTCAAACTCAATTAGTAGCTGTTAAAAATAACTTTCACATGGTTCTTAACACTATGGGAAATGAAAGTTTAGTTACACGAGCTAGAAATACTTTAGTTGCACAATTTTTAGACTTATGTGAAAAAGATGATAAATTTACACATTTATTATTTATAGATGCTGATATAGGTTTTAATGGTTCTAATATATGGAGACTACTAGATTCAGGCCACGATATAGCTTGTGGTATTTATGCTAGAAAATCTGTAGACTGGAATCATGTTACAGAACTTGCTAAAAAAGGAGATTTTGAAAATTTAGAACAAAAAGCTTTAGGATATAATTTAAATTTTACAGATCCTAAAAATATACAAATGAAAAATGGATTTGTTGAAGTATTAGATGCTGCAACTGGTTTTATGTGCATTAAAAAAGAAGTTTTTACTAAAATGATCAAAGCTTATCCTAATCTTAAATATACAAGTGATCAAATCATTAATTGTGATAGATTTACTTCTAAAAATACATATGCATTTTTTGACTGTATTATTGATGAAAAAAGTAATAGATACTTAAGTGAAGACTATGCTTTCTGTAGAATGTGGCAAAAGATTGGCGGTAAAATACATGCTGATTTATTAAGTCCTCTTACTCATTGGGGAACTTACGCATTTAAAGGATATGTATGGTCTAAATTTGGTGTAATGCCAGGAGAAGAAAAAAATGCCAATGACATACTCAAGCCTAAAGAGTGATATACAACTCTGGGCTGAAAATAATGGAACTGATTTTATAGCTCAATTAGATACATTTATAAATAATACAGAATTTAGATTATCAAGAGATATTGATCCAGTAGGATTTAATTTAAATGTTACTTCATCAGTTTTTTCAGGAGATAGATTTGTAACTTTACCATCTGCAATAGAACCTATGCTTATTAATTATGCAAGTATTATAGTAAGTGGAAATGTTACTTTTTTAGAAATTAAACCTTTAGAATTTGTACAAGAATATTGGCCTAATACAAGTATTACTGGTCAACCTAAATTTTTTGCTAATTTTGATGATAATACATTATATTTAGCTCCTACACCTAATCAAGCTTATACTATGCAATTAGGATATCAAGGAAGAATTAATCCATTATCTAATAATAATACGACTAATTACTATACTACTAATACTCCAGATGCTCTTTTATATGGTAGTTTATCTGAAGCAAATATCTTTACAAAGAACATGGAAGACTATAATATCTACAACAAAAAATATGTTGAGAGTGTGACTGCCATTAATAATGAAGCTCGTAGAAGAAGAAGAACGGACTTTAAATTTCCTGGTAGCCCACTTGGTGAAAACACTTTAACTGGAGGACAATAAAAATGGCGATTACACAAGCAATAACGGTTACATTTAAGGAAGACTTAATGAAGCCAGGAGCAAATTTAGCTGCAAGTACATTAAAATGTGCTTTATATTCTAATCTTGCTTCTTTAGATCAAAATACTACTGCATACACTACAAGTAATGAAATTTCAAATTCTGGAACTAACTATACTACAGGTGGAGCTACATTAACTAACGTTGCAATTACTACATCAGGAACTACTGCAGTATTTGATGCTGATAATGTTACATTTGCTAATGCAACTATTTCTGCACAAGCTGCTTTAATTTATAATAATAGTTTAAGCAATGCTGCAATTGCAGTTCTAGATTTTGGTGGTGTTAAAACATCTACAAACGGAACATTCGAGCTACAGTTTCCAAACGCTGATGCTACTAACGGATTAATTCGTATAGCATAGAGAGGTAAACTCCTATGCCAACAGCACAAATCGGTTGGGGTAGAGATGGATGGAATGTAGGAGCATGGAATACAGATCCAGATGCTCTTGCTATTTTAACTGGTCAAGAATTAGAAACTCAAATAGATTTTGGTGGTTACTGGAACGCCGATGAATGGTCAAGTGGCGCCTGGAACATAGGTCACGGTGCAGTTCTTACAGGTGATGGAAATGTTTTTGCAATTTCAACTTTAACTCAACTTACAGCAAGTGTAGGTGATGTAATTACAATTGCTAATGCTGATATTTCTATTAGTGGTCAATTAGCAAATATATCTTTAAGTAATATAATTGTACTTAATGAAGCTATAATAAATATCACAGGAGAAGCTTTAACTGCTAATTTAGGTTCTATATCAATAGCAGCTGGTGGATCTATTACAATTCAAACTGGTGCTGAAATAGCTTTAGATGTATCTGTAGGAGATGTTGCAACAGGAACTGCTAATAGTGTTGATATAATAGGATTTGAATTAAACACAAATTTAGGAAATATTACTTTAGTATTAAATAATATTATTCCTATTACTGGATCTCAAGCTAATGTATCAGCTAATACGGTAGCTATAATAGCTGATCAAGTTCTTTCTTTAACTGGTAATGGAATAACTACTTTCTTAGGAAATGTAATAGCTAATTCTAATAACTTTTTAACTATAACTGGTCAAACTATCACTCCAACCGTTGCTACACTTAAATTCTGGGATAATATAGATACTAGCACTAATACAGAAACATGGACGAATATTCACTAGACAATAACATACAAATGATTATTATTTACAAATATAAAATTTAAGAGTATATATACATATGCCATCAACGTTTACATCAAGATTAAAAATAGAGAAACAAGCTTCTGGTGAAAACTCAGGAAATTGGGGTAATTTAACTAATTTTGTTTTTAACAGACTTGATTCTTCAATTAGAGGTTATCAAGCAGTATCAGTTGCAGGTTCTGCTAACGTTACATTAACATCAAATAATTCTACAACTAATACTGATGATTCAACTACAGATGATCAAGTACATAATGCTGTACTTGAATTTACAGGTGCATTAACTGGAAATATTCAAGTATTTACGGATGCTGTAGAAAGTCAATATACATTATTTAATAATACATCAGGTTCTTTTACACTTACATTTAGTAATACAGGTCACGCTGCAAATGGTGTCGCTATTATTCAAGGAAGTAAATCTTTAGTATATTCAGATGGATCTCGAATGTACGATTTTATGGCAGATTTAGGTAGAATTAATGTTGCTGGAATAGCAAATAATGCATCATCAACATACTTTACTTTACCTTCAACTGATGGTACTAATGGACAAGCTTTGCTAACTAATGGTAGTGGACAATTATCATTTGGAGCAGCTGGAATTACAACAGGTAAAGCTATTGCTATGGCAATAGTTTTTGGATAATAGGAGAAAATAAAAATGGCAAACCCAAATATAGTAAATGTAAGTTCGATATTAGGAAAAACTGATACATTTGCACTTACTACTTCAAGTGCTAACTTAGTTACAGCAACAGCAAATACAGTTTTTAAAATAAATTCAATATTAGTTACAAACATTGATGGAACAAACGCAGCAGATGTATCTGTAAGTTATTTTGATGGAACTAACACTAGAGCTATTGCAAGCACTATATCAGTTCCTGCTGATGCTGCATTAGGTGTTATAGATAAAAATTCTTCTTTTTACTTAGAAGAAAATGAAGTAATTTCTGGACTCGCTAGTGCAAATAGTGATCTAGTTTGTTTGATCTCATACGAAATCATAAGTTAACCGGGAGATTCAAGCTATGTCTAATGGCGGAATTATCGGTCCAGTACAAAATCCTCAACGAGGATCACTTACCACATCAATAATAGCATCAGGAACATATACTAATCCAGGATTTGGTCCTGGAGGAGCTACAGTTATGATTGTAGCTGGAGGAGGTGGAGGTGCAGCAGCACGTTCAATCTTTGTAAGAAATAATGCTTCAGGAGCTGGAGGAGCCGGCGGATTAATTTTAACACCAAGCACTTATCCAATAGGATTAAGTCCTGCACCAGTAACAGTTGGAGCAGGAGGAACAGGTGGAACAACTTGTGTTGCTACAGGATCAAGTGGAACAGATTCTGTTGCATTTAGTTTAACAGCAAAAGGTGGAGGATCAGGATCTTATGGATCAGATCCAGCTACAAATGGAACACCAGGTGGATCAGGTGGAGGTGGTGGTGGATCTTTACCAGGAACAGGTGGAACAACAACTCAACCTACTCAACCAGGTAATTCTGGAACATATGGATTTGGTTTTGCTGGAGGAGCAGGTGCTCCTGTTGGATCTCCTACAGTAGATTTTAGAGCAGGTGGTGGCGGAGGAGGAGCAGGTGGAGCAGGATCATCAACATCTGATTGGGTAGGTGGACCAGGAGGAATAGGAAAAGATGTAAGACCATCTTTTGGACCATCACAACCTTTTTATTTACCAGGACCAGCTACAGGATATTTTGCAGGTGGTGGAGGTGGAGGATCCTATGCTAATCCTGCTCCAGTTACAGTAGCACCAGGAGGTTTAGGTGGAGGCGGAGCAGGTGGAAAACATAGAGTTCCAAGTCCAGCAGTAATTGCTGCTTGTGGAGTAACAAATAGTGGAGGAGGTGGAGGTGGTGGAGGACAAAATTTAGGACCAGAAAATGGTAATCCAGGAACAACTCAAGCACCAGGAGGAGCAGGTGGATCAGGAATTATTGTTGTACAACAAAATGCAGCATCTCCAACATTTTCAGTAGCACCAGGAGTCTGGTCATTAAGTGAACAATACAATTATAAAAAAGCTGGTCAATGGAATTAAATATGACCTTTTCTTTTAATAAAAATTGTATTATAATAACATTTAGGAGTTAAAAATATGGCACATTTTGCAGAAGTAAATAATTATGGTTTAGTACTAAGAGTTATTGTTATTGATAACAATGATGTAAACGCAAATGGCGGTGATCAATCTGCTGGA